ATGGCAACATTAAAATTAGCAGTAGTTCCCGCCAAAGTTTCAAAAAGCGGTACCCATAAAATTAGAGTAGCAATTGGACATCGTCAGCGGACACATTATCTGGTAACTAGATTTTCCATTGACGATCTTTCACAGTTCAAAGCCGGACAGGTTGTCAATCGAGCGGATGCCAACGTTATCAACAAGAAGCTACGAACAATACTCAATGACTACCAAGATAAGTTAGACAAGATTGAACCGTCTCGATACACCGCATCGCAATTAAGAGAATACTTATTTTCTGTAAGCTTAGACGAAGACAACTCGTTTACCACATATGCCAACTCATTCATCAAAGAGCTTAAAGAAGATAAGAGGCATGGATATTCGGGATTCATTCAACGAGCAGTAGACCTGTTCGCCGAGTATAACAACGGCGATGTCCTATTAAGCAGCATTACGCCCCAGCTCATAAGAAATTACGAACGATTTCTTAATAATTCAAGGGAATTATCCCCTACTACTATCGGGATGATGATGTGTCATTTAAGAACAGTCATAAATAGAGCACAAAAGGACAGAGTAGTCAAATATGAGATTAACCCATTCGAATATTACGTGCCTCCGGCAAAGGTCGTTCGTGAACTTGATATTACCAAAGAAGAGCTCATACTTATCCGAGATGCACAGCTAACAGATAAAGGCGTTGGCATCGCACGTGACCTATTCATGCTATCCTACTACCTGGGTGGAATAAACCTTATCGACCTACTGGACATAAACTTTCAGTCTTTGGAGCAGATCAGTTATGTGAGAGAAAAATCCAAAAACACAAAAAGAAGCGACAAAACAATCAGCATCACTATACCCGAAGAAGCAAAACCAATCATCCTAAAATATAGGAACAAAAAAGGCAAGATCGATTTAGGATACAAATTCACATACCACAATCTTAGCTGTTACATTGCCGGGAGAATCCGAAAACTCACAAAGGATTTACAAATAGACAAACGGGTTGTGTTTTATTCGGCTCGAAAATCATTTGTTCAGCATGGCTTTGAGCTTGGAGTGACTTTAGAGATTTTGGAATATTGTATCGGGCAAAGTATGAAAGCAAACCGCCCTATCTTCAATTACGTAAAGATCATGCGTAAGCATGCAGATGAAGCCATCCGCAAAATCCTTGATAATCTGAAACAGTAAGTACAGAATTATCAAGGGTAAAAATTGCTCTGTATTGCTCGCAGTACAGAGCAATTAGCTATGATTGGCCATAACAAACTCAATAGCTCGTTCCTTTGCTCGCTCCCGTATTGTATCAACGACTGAATCAAGATCGGAAACAAGCTCCGTATCTCCTGTGACAACCGATAGAATGCTACCGTTCTCAAGCTCAACATTTAGCCTATAATGACCATAAGAAAGGAAATCCTTCGTGAGCTTAACGTTTTGAATAGTCTTCCGCATAAGGGTAAGTATTAATCAAGCGGAAAAAGAATACGGTTCCGCTTTCCCGTTGCGTTTCACCTGAGAGGCAGTGGGTACATTAATACACCACACGGGGGTCGGAGCCGTATATATAACGAAGCTACGGACATATATAATGCCCGCAGCAACCTTAGCAAGTTGCCTTGCCTCTCAGTAAAACGCAGTACAAAGATGGAGAGAATAATCGAAACGAGCAAACCCAGCTTACCTCTTTTCGCTTTTAACTCAAAAATTCATAAGAAAAGTAATCTGTGTTCAGAACAAGCATTACCTTTGTGCTATGAAAAATCTCGAGCTTTATTCATCCGACACATCAACCACGCTCCCTCTTCCATATGCCGAAGAAGGGATACGTGCAGGCTTTCCATCGCCCGCTCAGGATTACATGGAACTATCCATCGATTTGAATAAAGAACTCGTTCCGCACCCATCATCAACATTCTATGGACGGGTCAAAGGAGATTCCATGAAAGAAGAGGGAATAGAAGATGGGGATATCCTCGTGATCGATAAGTCTCTCGAATTAATGAACGATGATCTCGCCGTGTGTTTCGTCGATGGAGAGTTTACATTAAAGCGAGTACGGATAGATGCAGCGATTATATGGCTTGTACCCTCAAACAAAGCCTATCCGGAGATACCCATCACATCAGAAAACGATTTCATCGTCTGGGGAATCGTTACCTATACCATCAAGAAGAATCGACGCAGAAGAAAGTAATATGTACGGATTGGTAGATTGCAACAACTTCTTCGTATCGTGTGAACGTGTTTTTAACCCGGCACTCCGATCATTCCCTGTCGTAGTACTTAGCAACAACGACGGATGTGTCATATCCCGATCAGAAGAGGCAAAGAAACTCGGTATTCCAATGGGGCAGCCGGCATTCAAAATCAAGCCGCTGCTCGATTCAAATCAGTTAGTAGCTTTCTCTTCTAACTATTCACTCTACGGCGATATGTCACACCGCGTTATGTCAACTCTTAGCACCTTCGTTGAAGACATAGAGGTCTATTCCATCGATGAAGCCTTTCTAAATTTCAATGGCTTCGAGAAGTACGACCTACACGAGTATGGCCAGATGATCGTAAGGACAACAACAAAGGGCACAGGAATCCCGGTAAGCATGGGTATCGCCCCAACGAAAACCCTTGCAAAAGTAGCTAGCAAATTTGCAAAGAAATATCCTCGTTATAAAGGGGCTTGCATTATCGACAGTGACGAAAAGCGAGAGAAAGCATTGAAGTTGTTTGATGTTGGCGACGTATGGGGCATTGGCCGCCGACTGGTAAAGATGCTCAATTACCACGGTGTAAACACCGCCTACGACTTAACTCAGAAAAGCGAGTCATGGGTACGCTCCAAAATGACTGTTATCGGTGTACGCACATGGAAAGAATTACGAGGTATTCCTTGTATTGAAATGGAAACCGTTTCTCAGAAGCAAACAATCTGCACCAGCAGATCATTCGGCGAAATGATTTCATCGTTCGATACGCTGATGGAAGCTGTGGCAAACTTCACTTCTGCTTGTGCCAAGAAACTCAGGGAACAGAAGTGCTGCGCAAAGGTAATCATGGTATTTATATACACCAATAGACACAGGGAGGACCTGATGCAATATTCACAGAACAAAGTAATCACACTACCCTTTGCCACCAACGATACAGTAGAGCTTATTGCTTACGCACGTATGGCACTAACAAGTATCTACCGCGAAGGCTACCAATTCAAAAAGGCCGGTGTAATAGTCTCCGACATCGCCAATGAGCAGACGATTATTCGTGACTTGTTCGATCCTCGTGACACCGATAAGCAGAAACGGCTTCTATCTGTTGTAGACGAGATAAACCGGAAGAGTGGAAGCAACTGTATTCAGCTAGCAATACAGGCAGGAAACCATAATTGGAAACTAAAGCGAGAGTTCATATCCCATAATTATACGACCAATTTGGACGATCTTATTCAGATATCGTGTGAATAAAAGTCTAAGGTTCAGCTAATTTCGTTTTAAATCATACTGTAATAATCTAATTACCCCCTATCTGGAGAAACGATTTGGAAAGAGATGAAAGAGTTGTTTCAAAAAAGCTTGAAAACAAAGAAGTCTAACAGAACTCCAATACAGTTCTAATGGGCATCTAAGAAAAGTCAAAATAGAACCACCAAGGTCAACTCCAATGGAAGGTTCTTAGTGGTTCTGTTTTTAGTGGTTACCTGTACTTTTATCGGATGGTTACATATAAATTAAGTGTGCATTGTACATACTATATAAATTAAAATAAAGAGCTTTGCTCTACAATAACTGGAGTTAATAACTTATCTCTGACTTCTTGGTAAATCGGTATATCTATTTCTTCTGCAACTTCTAACGTTACTGCTATAGAATATGGTATTAAATAGTCAAAGCTTATAGCATCTTTTTTACAGGTAACTTGTATTGCAATATTTCCGTCATCTTCAAATGCTACAGCATTCTGACCTACAAATACTTCATGCTGCAAAGTACCTTTTTTGACCTTTTGCCATTGTACATCATCTCTCGTTACTCCAATAGTGTTACTGTCTGCTTCAAAATAAAGATTTGCTACCCTATATTTTTGAGTATTGGATGCTATTGGAGTGAACCAAGATAAAGTTATTGTCAGTTTTCTATTTTCTGGTATACCTGAAAGTGAAGGAGGTAGAGGAAATTTAAATAAGTGAGACTTATCTTGTCCGATCTCTCCAAAACCAAGAATCGTAACTCTTTGTTGAGTGCATTCTTGAACCTTGCTGGTGTCTGGGATTCCGTACCCAGTCCAATCAGTGATAATCTTCTCTATATCATTATTATTATATCTGCTATTTAACATTCCTTTGAGATTTGACTCTAATTCTCCCCAAGAACATCCATGTGTAAGAAGTGTCTTAATTATTAGCGGTAAATATTGGCGATATTGCGGCAAAAAATAATTTTCTTGAAATAGCTCTTTTAAAGTGTCTGTTATTTGAATCCCTCTACGAGTAATTAAAGCTGCAGCGTTACTGGTACCTCTAACAAACCAAGTTTTACTTAAATCATCTGCTGGAGCAGCTACTCGATTCCCTGGCGTTCCGAAATGACAAGAATATTTCAATTTCATTGGCTGCAAATCCGAGAAAGGTTCATCAAAAAATTGTCTTCCACCATAATAAACAAAATCAGGCTTTATGGACTTCCTATAGCCACCGCCAAAAGAAGAATAAACATTTGGTAACACATGTAAAGTCGGATTTATTCTCCTTTCGCAATAATTCTCAGGAGAATTATCTACGCTTATTGAGCCTACCGTAATATTATTCATACTCTCTGATGGCGACAGTATTCTTCTATTCCTTCTATCGTTGATAATAGTATTATAGATAATATATTCTTTTTGCTGATCACTTAATGCCTTGAAGTCTCTGTATGAGGTTGACATCTCAAGAACATCAACATGGTTACCTGCACTAATTATAAATAGCACATTGTATTTCCAACTAAGCCAATCTAATAATTTTGCAGCAGGACTCATCGAATGAAAAAACAACAGGGAGCTATCTCCAATAGACAGGTTGATGAGTTTAATAGAATCAATAGGAACGCTATCTCCCTCTCCATCGAACAATCTCTTAACTGCCCTGTGGAGTAAATCAACAAATAACACATCGCTAGGTACTTTTTCTATCGAACTAGACATCCCAGCTACAGGCTTCATTATAGGTCTAATATATAATGGGGTTGATATCGCCTTCTCATTGTCATTGATATCACCATGTATTATCAAGGAACTCATTGCTGTTCCATGAACTCTATGTTGAACTGTATATCCATCACTATAATCATCAGGATCATCAACCATAATTCTATTAGATAGCTTCTGGTGATTATTAACAGGAAGTCCATCAAAAATAGCTGCTTCTGGTTCACCACTTGGCAATTCATCATCAGAAAACTCATCACTAACAAACCCATCGGATTCAATATCTGAGACAATTGCTATTTGTCCAGATGGCCTAAAAAACATCACCTGATCACATCTCACCAACTGAGTGTCTTGGGTACTGATAATATCCTGTATAGCAGTTGATGGCAATTCTACTAATATACTGTGATAAGATATTTCTTCAATAACAGAGTGAACTAGGCATCTTCCGTTTAATGATTCAACGATGGTAGATACCCTACGAAATGATGTATCTCTTTTTTCAGCAGATGCACTATACCACAATTGTAATTCAAAACGGATATTCTGTTCATTTGCTTCTATATCTTTTTTCCAATATTCAATAACATTAGTTTCGATTAAACGATCCTGCACATCCCATCTACGGATAGTATAAAGTTGTTTAAATAAAGCCTTAAATCCATTTAATCCTTTTCGGAATCTGATGTTTGGATTAGCAGAGTACTCTCTCCAAAGAGATAACATTTCAGTCATAGCCCTCTGGTTAGTCATTGTTAAAAATAATCGCCCATGAAGACTTTTTTCTTCTGATCCAACCTCAGTATAATGAAAATCATCAGAAGGACATATATCATCCAATTCTATCTCACCCATCCATTCCAAGCCATCTGTCTTTCCGATTGCTATAATGAAGTTCTCTACATTGCCTATAGTCTCAAATACGAGCACCTGTTCGGGGTCTATTCCCACAGGTGTGTTTTGAATATCAACTCTTTGATGTTCAAATGATCTACATAATGCATCAAACAATGGGGATAAACGTTCCGTTTGTCTATCATTTGATGGATAAGATATAGATTTCGGAATGAATCGAACTCCTGCCTTTTTTTGAAGTGAAATAGGTTCTGGGAAAAATAATAAAGGATGATTATTTGGCATAATATAAATTATTTCTTAGACTCTGAGTCAGATATATTATTTGCTTTATTTTTCAACTCATTAGATACAATGTCTTTCATATTTGAATCCGGTAAAGATAATACATACTGTCTTAATATTGACAGACCAAATTCTTCTAATTCAGCATAATTTATCCCTAATAGTTTTTTAGCTATCGTTTCAGAAGCATATTCAAATCGAATTCTATGCTTATTTTGAAATTGATCTAGCCATGAAACAATATTCACCCTTGTTGGAATTGGCAGGGATATTTTGATCTGGAACCTTCTCCACACAGCTCTATCCAATAACTCCGGATGATTTGTAGCACCAATAACGATTACATGACTAGAAAGATTGTCAATCTGTAACAATAAAGAACTAACAACTCGTTTAATTTCACCAGTTTCATGGATATCGCCACGCTCTTTACCTAAAGTTTCAAATTCATCAAAAAATAGCACGCATTTCCTTGTGCTAACATAATCCATTAACTTCCGCAACCTTGATGCAGTCTCACCCAAATAAGCTCCGACCAGACTATCATATTTGACAACATACAATGGCACCATCAAGGCTTCGGCATATGCCTCAGCTAATGATGTTTTTCCATTACCAGGAGGGCCAATGAGAAGAATTCGGTTCCTTGGTTCAAGTCCATAAGAGCGTAATAAGTCAACTCTAAACTGCTCTTGAATAAACTGATTTGATGAGGTAAGCACTTCTGTTGGCAGAATTAAATCTGATAATCTTTTTGTTGGAGTTATCTCCGTGATTAAGCTTTCAGCTCTGTAATCTATTATTGCTTTACCATTAGTGTTTAAGCTTGTATTATTAGAGCTATCAGTAGCTCGAATTTTATTTAGCTCATTCTCTATTTTATCAGCCAAAATCGTATGTTGTTTCTTTCTTTCCTCAGAAACAATTGCCTCAGTGACTTTTTTGATCATAGGTTTATTCCCGGTGATCGCATATCGCACTAAATCTACTATTAAATCTGCTCTAGCCATTATTCTACTTCGTTTTATTAAAAAGCTCCCTTATGTCTATATCGATCAATTTTGCTATTTGATAAAACGTTTCAACGGACGGCTGGCTTTCATTTGTACACCAACGAGACACAGTTGCTGCATTTTTACCAAGTACATCAGCTAACCATTTATTTGTCTTTTTATTTTCAGCAAGCACTACTTTTATTCTATTTATTGAAATGCCCATGGCTACCATAATTTATGTAATTTGCAACAATATTTGCTTTTTATCTATATTTAGGCAAATATAAGTATTAATTTTGGAACAACAACATACAAGGATATAAATAATTCACAGACTATTATGATATTGAAGATCCAGTGATATTTATTGCTATGAATTATTTTCTTCAGCTGCCATTTTTTTCAAAAATTCTTTTGTGCTATTTGCCAATTCTTGCTGTGCTTCAGCAGCTGCTCTTAAAGGGCCTCCGATTAGACCATCTATTGGGAGTCCTTTAAAACTATCGATTGCACGGTTATCTGGACGCTTAGAAGATTGTTCTTCTTGGCTTTGGTCAGGAGATAGATTGCTTTGCTCTTCCATGGTATAGATTCTTTAGTTCATACGCAAAGGTAAGAAAAAGACAATACACTGCGTTTAGTTATTAAAGGATTTTCTTGAAAGCGTGATAGATTTTAAGGAAGGCAGTATTTATTTCCGGATCATATATAATTCGCTTCAAATATTGTATAATGAAAAGCCCCACTCCCAGAACTAAAATCCATTTTTCAGAGTGGTAACATAAGCAAAATAAATACCGTTATAATGATCAAAAATGTTTTTTATAAATGCACAAGATGTCTTCTATCTCAGAATTAGACAAATCTTCTCTTTGAAAGGGGACAGGCAACATGTCTTTGGAAATATAGGCCTCTTTTATCTTACCTATCAATTTAGTGGCTCCTTCTTTTGTTCCCCTATGCAAATAGATTACATCCGGCGACAATCCAAGATAATGACCTAACCTATGAGCCGTATCATAAATACAAAGATCTCCTACCCCTCCCACCTTAGATTCTTTTATAATATTATACAGTTGACCAAAAGAATCGGCAGCAACGATATCATCTTTTCGCATCAAAATACTGTCTGAGAACTGCTGTAGATCCGATGGAGGTATTAAATTTTGGTGTCCATGTTTACGTCCCTCGCCATCTCTTGCAGTAGCTGCTAGAACTATCGCGTTTTCTATTTTGGCAGCATTCTTTATGTCCGCTAAATGTTTATCTCTCTCCGAATGCGTCGCTTTATAATGGGCAATAATTGAATCATATTTCTCGTCCTCACTCTTACTATTCGCAAGAATTAGTTCATCAATGTGATCAAAGCATCTATTTGTCTTTTTTATTTTTCGAAACCTATTGCATGACATACTTTTTCCTTTTTTATATTTAGCCAAAGATACTTAAGTTTATGCAGTTAATCGTAAGTTGAAAGATGTTTGACAGCAGGTTTACTAGAAAACTCCACTTCGTTGAAGTGGAGTAAATATAATCATGATACAATTGTTTTACTTATGAACGTTTTGATAAATTATAATTATCAGACGTCTTTATCTCTTTTAGTAAAAATTCTTCCAAAGAAGCACATTCAAAAGGAGAATCAATTGGTACAGCGACCGTTACTATATATTTAGGAGGCTTAGTCCAATTTTCATCTTTTATTAGGCACGACTTACCATCAGCACTGTAACCAAAGTATCGTCCTAACCTTCGACCTACTGCTACAGACGATTTTCCAATGTACAATATATTATCTTCAGCATCCATTACTAAATAAACCCCTGCTCTATCTACATAAGGATAGCATTTAGGCCAGCAATTAACGGATTCACTATCGGTTGGAAACAAGTCGTATTTATCACTGATCAAAAAAGGAATCAATTTTGGGTTACGATACTTACACTCATAAGAGTGTATCAATGTTTTAGCTTCATCTAATTTAGCCATATTAATTATATTTATATTATGGATCAAATACCTCTTCTAACAGAATAAAATGTAAAAGGAATTAAGGATATGCATGAATTTAAGGAGCCAAAACAAGTCAATAAGGAGACTGGCTTATATCATATCCTTTTGGATTGTATACTACATAAGGCAATGATTTAGTCACTCCTGCAACCTTTCTTTCTTTAGCATTTTCACAAAGCATGAACGAAAAATCAGGAAGGGTCATACAGTGCTTAACTTTATCAATATCGTACCCTTCCCATTTTAAGAAAGTAGCTGCCTTAATTGATATTTTCGATAGTGTTTTCATGTTAATGAGGTATATTTATAATGTCCAACATTATATCTGCAAATTTGACCGTAAAGACTCTTAATGCTTTGACTGGTATTTTAGCCTCAAATGTTACCTCACCGCCACAATTGCGACATGGGATACAATCTTTAAACTTAACATGAGTAATTGATACACCATCTTCGCTAATCGGATTTACATTACCATGAGCTACGGAATTTCTAATATGCTTTACGGTTTTCTTCAGAGTCTTTCTACCTTTAATAAGTTCAATGTGTTCTGCAATTCCCCAATCTCCATCAACATTAATTTCTGGTACTTTATCCGTATAACGTTCCCGTGGGATAACAACTAACCCTATCAGACAATTCAACAATAAAGTGACATCATATATCTCGCCTGGCTGCCTTGTGGAATTATTTTGATCATATTGTTCTAAAATATTTTTTGTTCTTGTGATAAAGTCAGTTTCAGCATTATAACTACTCATTTTCTTAGTATTATTGATTAATTTTACAAATATAAACATATTTATCAGATATACAGTTTAGAAAATAGATAAATGTAAAAAATATAGTTTATTGGGAAAAAGAAAGCCCCGTTGGTAGACGGGGCGAAATGTAATAAGTTATTGATATTTGCAGTAAAAAAAGACCATAAATATAGAAATATAACTTTAATACAAAAAAAAAGAATATATTTGCAGAAAATAAAAGCAATGTTTTAATTTTAACAAAATAAATATAAGAACTGAATGAATACTATGAACTATAAGAGCTTATTGTCGTACGACAAGTTTAAAGGAGGCTCTGCTTGGCTGATATTATTAATAGGAATAGGAGGGTATGCATTTGGATACTTTGGATTTGACACAGCAAGCATCTGGAAAGAAATCGTTATAAAGATATCAGACGTATTAGTTATAGGTGTGATTATTGGTTATTTATCTAATGCCGCTCAATTTTTAGGAATATTCAAAAGAGACTTACAAGACATAGTGTATTCTGAGAAATTTTTAAGCAATCAAAGAAATATAGTTGAAATATGGGAATTAGTTTCAAAAACTATGTTCAGGTCTAAATTTCCCAAAATGAGCAAAGAACTTCTTGAGCTTATAAAAAAACATTATCTAGCAGATGATGAAGTAAGCTACTACGATAATTATAGAGTAATTACAGATGTAAAGTGGGCAGATGCTGATAGACGTTTTATTATTGTCCAAGACACAATCACATTTGATCTTATTGCCGAAAATCAACAAAAATTCACAATACCATTAAAAACTTGGATAAACATCAAAAATCTTGAAGAGGATGAGTATTATTCTAAAGTGTCGTGTTGGGTTGACGATATTGAAAAAACTCCCCAAATTACTACCACTATTAACAATAAAAAAATGGAATATTTACACCAATGCGATATTGAGCTTGAAGGAAAAAGTAAATATGAAATTGTTCAGAAGCGAGAACGAAAATATTGCTTTGATTACGATTTTGATATTGGCTTTAGAGCAAAATACATTGTTAGAAATTTGAGTGTAACCTTCAATCACCCTAATGATATGGATGTATCTTTTATATGTAGAGGAACCTCCGAGGATTATAAACCTGTTAAAAATGACAAAACAAGCGAAGAATATTCCTATAAAGGTTTGATTTTACCAAGACAAGGTTATATCTTTGCACTCAAAAGGAATTAATATATAAAATATAGATATATGAAAACAATACTTTATGGTGATACCGAAGGGTAGTTTAAGCGAGAATAATCATAAGTAAATAATAAAAGTCGTGAGCTAATTGCATTCACGACTTTTTCATTTTATGCCACTGTCCACAATATTTTGTGTAAATAGAAAACTACAGGATTCATCTTTTATGCTTGAATCCTGTAGTTTTCAACTTTCATTTCTTGACTTGAATAAGCTCACTATATTTGACCTCCGACCTCGGATTAAAATTGACTATCTCCACCTTATATCCTTTCGTTCCCCACGTCCACCAAAGGAAGCGTTTTTTGGGTATTCTGTGGACGGCTAAGGCCAAGCTATCACGAGTAGCATACATTACCGTAGAATCCTTGAAGCAGGCTGTGACCGTTGCCCATTTATCAGAGTATTCCAAGCAGTCAGGTAGCTCTTTCGACGGCTTCCAAGCCTCTTTGGGTATGGTATCTTTGGTTTCAGTAGACACCTTGGCAATTGATTCCAGGTACTTGTTTTTGATTCCCAGTTCCTTGATAAGTTTTGCATCATCGACCCGATACTTCTTGAACTCGTCAATAGTGAGGTTCAATGCAGATACAGAGGCAGCGTTTACCATTAATAGGCTATCTCCATGCTTGACAGCTACCTTGTAGTGCTTTACGGTATCCATGAGTGTTTCAATATTCCCAGACTTCCGTTCATTCTCTGCTTGTAGCTTTCGGTTCTGCTGGAAGAGGTAACTAACCCCTCCCAATAATGCGATGAATGCTATCGCAATAATCAAATACTTTTTCATGGCCTTATCACTACATTTTTCATAAAGTTACTAAACTCACTTCGCACGTCAAAGCATGGGCACGACTTGATGAACTCGAATGATTCCACCTCTCCGCTACCGTTTGCATCAGGTGATGTGTCACGATGACCAAGCAGTTCAATAATAGGGTACTCTTTACAGAGTTTTGCCACCAAGTCACAAAGAGCATTCTTCTGCGCATCCGTACGAGTATCTGCCGGCTTACCGTTAGCATCCAGCCCACCGATGTAGCAAATACCGACACTGTGTTTGTTGTACGAAACACCGGAGAACCCTTTGGTATTACAGTGTGCTCCGTCGATGGAGAGCGGACGGCCATTCTCGACGGTACCATCAAGGTCAATCACGAAATTATAGCCAATCTGGTTAAAGCCGCGAGCAAGGTGCATCTTTGCAATATCCTTGGCTCTCAAATCTTGCCCGGCACGTGTGGCCGAGCAATGAATAATAATTGAATCGATTGTTTTCATTTTGTCTCCTCCTCTTCTACTTCAATGATATCGCTCTTCTTAGCGAAGAACTTGAATATATTTACCTTGATCTTTTTCCCCTTCGCCTCAAAGTAATTAGCGAAGCAAGAATTGATCTCTATGCCGTACACAACAAGCATCACTAGTGCAGGCAATGCAGTGATGCCAAAAGGCGCACCGAACGTTGCACCCAATGCTCCGGCCGTGAAAATCCAACACAGATAATCAATAATCTTGTTTATCGTCCTTCTGATAGCCCGTGATGAACGAACCTTCTCCTTGCGAACCTTAGCCGCACTAATCCCGAACCGTAGGTCGGCAAGGATGAGAATTAACCCCAGCAAGAAGAACCACCGAAGCGGCTCCAAGAACTCAATACAACCGCTTAAGGCAGCGGTGGTAATACCTCCAATCACATTCCTTTCATCCATTTACTCTTTATTTACGATTATACTACCTTGTTATAATTACCCTAACTGAAACTATACCTACATAAAGCGATTGTGCGCAGATAATCAATGCCCTATCTTTGCAAAGAATTAATTAGTCATAAATTCATTACGTAGCTATATTTAAGTTAGTGGAAACTCCGCCCGGTCTGTGATAGGTCGGGCGGTTTTTCGTTTGGTTTATAACTCCCCTCCGGCTACAATGTAGTCAACTAACGCAGATTCAAGCTGTGCTCTTTCTTCTCCTTGCAGAATAGAGACACATTCTCCCTCCTCGTTATACTCATGATCGACAAGTAGCTTCTGAATATAACCAGCCTTTTCTTGATCGACATTAGTAGTTAACTCTTCGATAATGGGAGCAACTATTTTAGTTCTATTCTCACCTCTGATTACTCTGAGTTGACGTACCTCACCTGAGGATACTTTGATGAATGAGAGACTATCCAATAAGGATAATCGTCTCGCTAATGCTTCTTGATTCATGATTTTGATTGATTTTGATTAATAATATTGTCTAACATAGGGCAAACAGCCTCTTGAATGAAGGCAACAAGCCCCATACGAATGTACTTATTCAACACAACTGCCTGTTGTGCATCTATATCGACCTCTCCATTCCTATAGATTTCACGTCCAAGTTCCATTTCGCCAAGATCGGGTGTGTTATTGTAAATCACATTGCCCAAATCCTTAGAAATGTCATAAACTTCGGGGACACCTTCCAAAGGGTGAAGCTCTCCATTTTCATCTTTCACTTTCTTCCATCGAGGACCGCCATCAATGTCTTTCACCTCAATTTTTCTAAAATCGATTTTCATAATTTGTTATTTTATTGTTAAAACTTATTCCTACCTACGATAAACACCTCGAATGCGCAATTTTTAAGGCCTTGGCCAGCATCAACAAGAGCGATGTCAAAACTACTTAAGCCTTTTGCTCCAATCATGCCGATCATATACCTCCATCCATCTGTCGCATACGGTGTACATTGTATTATGGCATAGTATTGATTGTGTCCAAGGTTATGGCTAATGGTATAGTTACCATCGCTCGTACGTCGTGTAGATGCCGTACATCCATTTCCCCAACTATTTTCAAGTGTTCCCCATGCATTCACTCGTCCTGCCCATAAAACACCGGGCGCGTTCCAAATCTCTCCATTTCGTTGGCCAAACACATGTGATCCGAATGAGCGTATAGAATATGCACTTCCAGCGTTAGCAATTAGGCTTAAACATACATTATTGGTACCGTATGACTGAATTGATAACCCCTCATTCCCATACCCGTCTGATGCCGCGTCTAGCCGCATTGCCATCATGGTACTAGATTTTCCACCAATTCGAAGATATCTATTATTGGATGCCGTTATTTCAATTTTTGCACTCAGGTCATTATTGATTAATGAGTAGCCTGAGATATCTTTTGAGATCGTAAAACCGCCAACAACTGCACCTTCGGTAAGCACCATGCTGCCTCCTTTGAGCATATTGTTTTCTATAACCATACCACCGATGCGCGCCCCATCTTTTACCGTCAACCGACCGGTTGTTATATCCAACGATTCTATTGCTTTAGCTGTGACCAAAGCAGCCTGTACGTTAGCAACATTCAGTTTATCAGCGGTAATCGTTCCGCCGGCGATTTTATCGGCAGTGATTGACAGGGCTGATATACGAGCCGCATTCAGAAACCCGGTATTGATCTTACCGGCATCTAAATTGGCAATTTTAGCATTGGTGATGGTACCGTCTCCTATATTAGCCGTTCCAAATACGACATTGGTAGCGGTAATTTGTTGCGCCACGAGTGTACCGGTATACACTCCGTTCGAATCAATGTAGGTAGTACGATCATTGGCCATCGTGTCAAATACAGTGGCATAGGCTACTTCAACGTTAAATGCGACGTCAGATCCAACAAAGTAAAAATACATACCACTAGAGAATGTACCCGTACCGGAGCATTTGACACGGTAAACGTATTCGGTATAAGTGCCGGTGCCGATGTTGGGCGTCAACCATTCCGAAATAGGATTATCGCCTGAAGCATTGGACGCATAATTAATGGTATACCCCTTGGGGATATTGGCTATAATACGAGCAATAAACTCGCAATGCCTATAAGTCTGCGTGCCGAAATAGAACCCACCGAGCCCGGGTGAAGTTGAACCACCACCTAAATACCGATATCTCATATAATAGCCACTTGGACCCGGTACGCCATCGGGCTTTACTAACCGTTCCCAAATACTGGTGCTGCCACCTGAATTATTATATCGGTTCGTGGAGTTTGCACTTGTCCGAAAAAACGGATCGGCATACTTCATGACTCCATTCATGTAAGAGGATGCAATGGCGTCACCTTTGTCGCCTTTGTCGCCCTTACCACCTGTGGGACCGATTGGTCCAACGGGACCAACTTGACCTGTCGCACCGGTAGTTCCTGTTGCACCGATGGGACCGATAGGACCCGTTGGCCCAACTGCACCCGTATCACCCTTTACCTTCGTCCATGTATAAGCCGAAAAAGTCATGCTGTCGGCTTGAGTAAAATCGACATACTGACCAATGTACTGCCCGGGTATTTCACCGTTGTTTGCAGTGAAAGTCGTACCATTATCGGAGTACTTGATATGCAAATATGATGTTTGTCCGTTTGCGCCTGCCGGACCTGCAATACCATTTGTACCTGCAGGACCTTGCGAGCCCTTGAACTGTGCCCAGGTGTATGAGGTGTAGGCAGTAGGTGCGGTCGAACTTCCTGTGACAGCTATACCAATATAAGTGTTGGGAGTGGTCACCATCGGATTACCGTTGGCATTGGCAGAGTAACGAACGTGCAGGAACTGCGATGTGCCGGGAATACCTTGTGAACCCGTAGGGCCTGTGGCTCCTGTTGCTCCCGTGGCACCCGTTGGGCCAACTGCACCGGTTGCTCCTGTATCCCCCTTTACCTTCGTCCAAGTATACGCTCCAAATACAGTACTATCTACCTGCTCGAAGTCCGCATACTGTCCGATCCATGCACCCGGAGTCTCACCATTGTTTGCGGTAAAAGTAGTACCATTGTCCGAGTACTTGATGTGTAAGTAACTTGTTCTTCCATCAGCACCCGCAGGACCTGCAATACCATTTGTACCTGCAGGACCTTGTGAACCTTTGAATTGCGCCCAAACGTATGAGGTATACGATGTGGGTGCGGTTGCGCTAGCGGTTACGGCAGTTCCAATATAAGTGCTTGGTGTGGTAATCATTGGATTACCGTTGGCAGCAGTAGAATAACGTACATGAAAGAATTGAGATGTACCCGGTATACCTTGCGATCCTGTATGACCCGTTGCTCCTGTTGGGCCTACCGCTCCGGTGGCACCTGTTGCACCGGTATCGCCCTTTGATATAGATTTGAGCCAGTCCGTAGCATTGTCGCCCGGCACTTGCGTAGTAAAGCTTTCAGCGATACAAATCCATGTACTGCCATTATGGGTTACTTCGTCGTAATAATAGTATTTTCCGACTACCCAATCACCCTTAAATACAGGAACGGGCACTTCGGTGGCACCATCGGCAGAAAGTACACGAATAGACCCGGTAGCATAGATGTTACGCAAATAGGCACTATGCCCGGTCATATCGATACCGAATAGCTTCAAATTAGACAAATCACCTAATTGCATCATCACCATATCTTTGGTAATCTCCCAGTTATTCACCCCGGACAAATAACGCTGATAGGTACGTGTGGTATATGCCGATGTTTGACGCTCTTTGTCTGTAAAGTTACCATACGCCACAAAGTGCATCGCTTTTTGTGGATGGAAATCGTAACCGGTGCGAAGGGTGTATTTATACTTTCCTTCTTCTTCAATCTTTTCAACGATGCGGAAGTAGGCAGTCTGAAAGCCTGTGTTGTTATTGAACTTTGCTTTGCAAATGTCGTCTATCGCAATAGCCGCCAGCTCTCCCGGTTCAAGTTTCATCGTAATGATGCGATTAGCTGTGTCCACCTCGGCGATAATACCGCCACCCGGAGCACTCCATTGCTCACCGGAAACAACGGTTACTCGATTGTATCGTAACTCAGGTACTTCAAGAAAATCACGTAAACGAAGTGATCCGGCATCGATATGCCCTTTTTTGTTGATAGCCCATCCGATTAGCTTTTCGACGTAATCGAATGAAGAGAGGTCACCAGAAAAGGTTGCATCTTTCGCAATGATCCTTTCTAATGCTTCAAGTAGATTGAACTCACCCTTTGCGCCTTTGACCTTATCAGTGGCGGTTACATTCGTAGCATTCACCTGCACCGCATCAACTAGCTTTGAAGAGATCGTTTCAAGGACACGCAAGTAGTCGATATCCGCACCACCTGTGACGTTTAACCCCTTCTTTAACTTGGCTAGCTCTTCGGCAATGAGGCTATCAACGGTTAAACCACTCCTTATTTCAGCACCACCCAACAGCTTTAATAGGAAGTCGGTCTGATCGGGGCCGGTCTTGGATAGGAAGAGTTTCTTTAGCTCTTCGTTGTCATTATCAAGGAGCTCCAACAACCCCATAAGCACCCGTCCTACCCTCTCCGCGGTATTTTCCCCTGCAGAAGAAGCATTACGTACTTGCAATGCCAGCTTCTTCAACACTTCAGCTGTATCACTCATCATTCACCTATTGCAATTATTCTTGTTCCGTTATTTTTCACTTTAGCTCTCTTATCAAAAGTCTGATTGGTAGTCTTTAAGTAGTTGAGCACATCTGCTAAATACCTTTTACCTACATTCAAAGCATCATGATAGCTTGCATATTTCTGTTTATCATCTACCTTTTCCCCATATTCGTCATTGTGTGATAAAAAACCACTTTCTGAAAGAATACGGCCATCATTTTTCACTAATCGAGCATACACATAATAAGCCATTGCCGTTTTAAGCCCTTTAAACAGGTGCTTTTTACCGTCTCTACCGACGTATACACCACCCATTAACAGCGTTTCGTATTTCGGACCCGATAAGTTTCCTTGAATATCCAAAAACAGATCACACCCTATTGCAGGAATGATATCTAACTGCTCCGTTTCGTCAATAAACACATCAACATCAGATTCATCGACGTGCACCGAGGTAGGTCTAGCTAAAGAGAGTACATCACCCTTGGTTATCAGATGTATTTCCATCACTATTCATATATTTAATAGGTTGAATACTAAAATTCATCGAAGGATTTACAGGAACATACCAATAGCGAAATACCTTATCAAAAGCCCTTTCAATAAATCGCTGTTCATTCGTTACTTGACCGGCATAATACTCGTAAGCATCGCGCATCACCTGACCGGAAAACCCCAATTTACCAATTCGTATGGCATAAAATAACTCTTGACTAAAAGCAGCGTAGATACGCTCGACAGTACTATTGTCAGTAACGGTAAAATCCTTATCATAATTTGCGGTCGTAAAGGGCACGATCTTTGGTTCTTCTTCGTCTTGCTCGAGCTCGACAAGCATTATTTTATTACCGTTTGTGTCTCCTTGAAACCTCTTCAAATCATCAGCTTCAATCAATTTGGTCTCAACCTCTTCCCCATTATCGTTAATTCTTGGCGATCCCTTTTTGACCACAAGCATACAAGAGACAAGAAAGCTGTTACGTGTATTTCGATTTTTGATGTTGGAAAGACCTTCATCCGTACTCATTTCTGTTATCACTGAATCATAGATAGCTAGTGGATAAGTATTACTGCCGGCCATGCTAACCCACAACACCTGCCCTTTGTAATACTCTAATCCACCAGCTTTATCTATCTGCGATAAAACAACATTTTTTCTTGGATTGAACACATTGATGCGATCCACGTTATTGCTATCAACCTTAACTATTACCCCATTTCTTGTCTTCTTCCCACGCCAATCAGGATGTATGAGAATATGTGACACATACCCATTCTCATCCTCTTCTTCAAGTCGGCAATTTTCAAACGGTACGTGCTGAATTTCGACAATCTCACCAAGCAGGTTATAGTTTACGTGTATGGCCAATCCTCCAAATTTTGCCAAATCTTGTGATAGCAAATGAAGAATACTATCCGCCGTATCTCCTGATCGATTAACAGCTACCTCTGCAAAGTCCACATTTTTAAAACCATTTCCTTCAATGAATTTCGCATATCGATTCAAGCATAGCGTTGCTGTACCGGATGATGCAGCGATTGAAGCTATTGTTTGTGGATACAGATTATCATTGCCGAAAGTGCTCATCTTGAACTTCGACAAATAATTTGTGTCTATTCTCGACTCTGGTTTCTTTGCAGTCTTTACATTCATTGCTTACTTTCCTCCCTTCGAAAGATTCAACTCATCAGCAGCCTTGATGTGAGCATCTAGTAAGCGTGCAGTCACCTTCTTGCCGTCGATTTCGTATTCTTTGTACTCTTCTTTCAACGATTTCTTGGTCACATCGCCTGCCAGTTTCTCGGCTAATTCTTGGACTAAATTTTCGTTGAGAGCTACCGTTTCCTCTTTCTGCTTTTCGTCATACTTAGCCAAGCGATCTTCCAAATCAGCCGGAGTATGAGCGAAAAGAGTTTCTGCGGCAGCCGGGAACTGTTTCAGGTATTTTTCCGAAACGTCGTTCGTCAGATTGGCATTGGTATACACTTCACTGGTACCGAAGAATTGGAGCACTACTCCATTCTTCAATGAATAATCACATTTTTCTTTCATCTTCCTCTCACGTTTTAAATAATTATATACTTCAATTAAAGCATCGCGATAACAATCGCTACAACGGGTATTCACCACATTCTTGCTGAGTACACTACCGTACAATTTAGATATGGATGTCTTATCTTGATCTGAAAAGCCCGAATCCATACGGGCTTTCAATTCATTTACTTTGGTTAATGCATCCTGATACATCATTCAAATGGATTTTCAGGTTCCCCTTCACCAGAATCCGTTAAGGTCGCAAACTGAATCTCAGTTGTTTTCGTATCAGTATTAAAGAAAAATACAGCCGCTTTAGGAGAGCCTGTTTCCTTTAACGAAACAGCCCATCCCCCATCCGTATCCTCTGAGTATTTATCGTTTTCGATAGTTTCTGAGCGCAACCCTTGATAATATCCATAAACCTGATACTCGGCACTGCCATTTTCTCCTTTATGCTTATTGCGTAGGATAACGACATATTCACCGTTCGCCAACCCTTCGATAATATCTTCGCACACCTCAGGCCCATTATCGAGAACAACCAAAGGAATATCATTAGTCCACTTGCTTTTGTACGTTCCTTTTTCCAAAGAAGTCTTAGCTCCAGTAAATGGTGTCGCGCCGGGGCAATGAACTTCAAATCCTTTCTTCCCCGTTTTCAAAACCAACGTCTTGACGATATTATTTCGCTTACCGTCAAATACCGTTGCCGCAAAATCAACATCTTGACGGTTGATTATCAAACCGTTTGCCTCCAACCCCTTGGTGATGGGGTTGGCGCAATCTACTGATATCGATTTTTTAATAATAGAATCACATAAACCCATATAATCCCTCCTTCTTTAATAAGCGACTTGAACTAAATTATCTTCACCGATAAGAGCACCTAACTTACCGGTAGAATAGATGTAATTCTTGCGAGGTTTGCGTTCAAACCAAATATCAAGTTCAGACATGGGGTTATCACCTTCACAGCCATAAAACAGATTACTCGGAGAGCACAAAACCGCACGGTGCGGTAGGTTAAGTTTCGTTTGGTTGTTCTGATAGGCTTGAATAAACCGATCCCAAATAGAACATTTGATAACTCTTACGCCATCATATTCCCCCACTTCCAAGCCATCAAAGATTGTTGTCCAAGGCATGATCACCTTGTATTTTTCTTTGATATCACGAGAAAGAGCATCACACAAGGATTTGGTGGCAAATATCCCATGATCAGACTTCTGGAAAATACGGCTATCGGCATCTTCGAGCATCGCATCAAATACAGACGTAGCAGCACCGATCTCTTTCATTTTAGCACGTTGTAACGCATAAGATGCTTCACTATTCGCGGCAATAGCTGTATGCTGGTCGGCATTGGTTGCACAGATCGCAAACAAACGCTTGAAAAAACCATCACAGGTTTTAAACAACTCAATATTCAGACCATCGGTGATCTGACCACCACTTGTAATGCTGGCAGCCGATTCGTCACCAAACCACGTAAAACGCCAAAGCATTTTCATCATAGCCTCTTGCAGCTTTGGAAGAACAATCCCATCCATGTACTCCGTTGAAGTAAGATCAGCTATTTCAGTGCCGGTCTTCAAGCAATACTGTGCAATGGTATTTTCTAGCTCTGAATAGCACATTTCCAATGGAACTTCCCATGATCCAAGCTTCCATTCTTTCTGAGCTGCTGCTATGGCAACCTTTTGATATGTCGGGTCACATCCTGCACCAGCCTTACCAACATCTTCCATCTCACCAATAAAACCAAGCTTCTTGCCGGTAGTCACCTTTGGCATGAACGTCATGAACTGAGCCATATCCTCGCTCAAAAAGACAGTCAATTGAATCAGTTCTTTCAGATCCTTGACCGCTTGATTGTCGGGAGTTAATTTTGAAAAATCCAACATAAATTCTTTCCTCCTATTCTTTACTTTTTAGCAACTCGTTTTTCCTTCTCTTCCCTCAACTTCTTTTGAAGCGGAGTCTCTTTCTCAGCATGATCATCATGGCGTTGAGTCTGCGCACGTCCGGCAACTTTATATGTCGAACAATTCTTGGCCAACCAAGCTTCACCACCAGCCATTTTCACGGCATTTAGAATCTTCATATCAGATTGAGACTTGGCTTGTGCCTTAGTCGCTTCAAGTTCAATTTCCAATTCATCAATGCGCGCCTGCAATTGAGAAACTTCACTCTCCGTTTCTTCTTCCGCCGGCTTGATCTCTGTAATCACACCCTCTGCAACAATGATAGTAGATCCATCGGGCATTACAAACTCACCATCAGGACTTGCAACATCGCCAACCTGCGGTTCTCCCTCTTCACGTTCAACCGTTAACGTTTCACCGTCAGCAGTTGATAGTTCCATGTCAACAACCGGTACATCTTCAATCTTTGCATACCCGGCTTTAGCAAGCACTTTGTCTAACCAGCCTTGCTTTACTGTCACTTCTTTCTTTTTATTCATACCTCTAAAATTATGGTTATTTACTTTTGCCGTTGATGGCACTTTTATACTATCAATGAATCCAAGACGTTTTGCCTCTTCCACACTCATGCGCTTATCTTCTCCCATGATTGCCTCCAACTCTTCACGCTTGGCACCGGTCCTCTCTACGTAAAGGTCAAGAAGCTTAGATGTATCCTCTTCCAAACTATCCGCAATGACTCGCAGATCATCCGCTCTGTAAGCATCGGCAAGGGTATACTCTGGAATGTAGGGTGCGTGGATTAGATACTCAGAATTAGGCAGACCAATCCGTTTACCTTTCGGGGCGGACAATAGCAGTACAGTGGCCATCGAAGCGCATAGCCCTTCAACGGTCACAGATATCGTCTTTCCGCTATCACGCAATTTATCGTAGATAGCCCATCCTTCGGAGACAGAACCCCCGGGACAGTTCATTTTTATGTCAATGGATTTATCATCTTCCGGAATGGAAGAAAGGAATTCGTCGATGTCTTTAAAGCAAGTTGAATCTACCCCGGTAAACCAGAGCTTCATATTCTTGCTTTCTTCATCGGCGATGTCATTGTAGATCTTAAGTATTGCCATACCTTTTTTGTTCAAAGATACAGATAGACACACGCTTGTGCTAAAATAAAAATAGCGTGATACCCAACGGGAACCACGCTTATGCTCTTTGATTAAGGTAAGGGTTTAAAGATTTACTTCAAGTTCTCTACCAGTTAAGCTATAATACAAATTTTGAAGTTGATGCAAGAATTCTATTTTCACTACACGGATAGTTTCACTTGTACACTTCATCAACTGAATGTAATACCCATACTGAATTAAAACGATGTTCCCTAGATCAGCTCTATAAAAGCTATCCTTCTCCTTTCTGAAACCGCACTTCATAAGAAGTTCGTTAGTAACTGGAATAGGATTAAGATTATCAACATAAGTACGAAGTACAGAGTCGGAAGATAATCCGCCTACTTCATACCTATCTCTCTCGATTTCGCTATATCCAATATCTGTTATTTTACATGGGGCGATGCTCCTAAACAGATACACATAGCTTCCAATTCTTAGTTCTCTAACATCAATTATTCTGTTATAGTTTAAAGCAAATTTATTGCTGACAACTCCTTGGTCAAAGATTGAATCCCTTTCTGAATCTTCTCCAACTGCTGTTTACGGGGTTTATGTACACCGGCAGCATAATGCCATAATTGGCGTTCATTAATTCCTGTAATCCGACTCAATGCAGCTTTAGTAAAGATATTGCTGTAATAGTTGATAAAGGTTGCAGCATCAATCTTAAACTTCAGCTCAAACTCCCCGGATAATACTTCGCAAGGATTAGTGTTATCATCCAAGTATAATTCGATTGCTTCCTTCATATTATCCTCCAACTCATTCATATCATTACCAACTGTAATGATAGATGCACCTTCAATGTAAGCACTCAGATTCTTACCAGCCTGTTCAACGATTACGTCTACTGTTTTCAT